TTCTCGATAGTCTGGGTCATGTCTTGTTCGGTATAGACGTGGACCGTTTCCGGGTCCGTGTCTTCCCAAAGCATAGTACGCTTTACAGCTCCATCATTTCGATATATAACTTTCCGTTCCGCCATAGTAGCACACCTTCGAGTTCATGTCAAGTTAAAATATAGTGTTCAGTCACCGGGTATCATATGGGGGTAATATTTGAGTAATTCTTCGTATGTTTTTTGATCTGTAGTAGATGCTACATTGTTCATAACATCTTCCCAATTATATCTCTTAATTGGTTCTTTTACCCCGCGTTCTTTAATCCATTCCTGTCCTTTCTCCGAAAATCTAGGAACAACTTGTTCCGGATCAAGGGCCATAAATGAATCATATCTACGAGTATTGGCACTATGAGGATATTGAACTGAATCATGTCCTCTATCCCGCAACATACCAAAGAAATTATCTTCCCACTTACCGGGCTGCTTGGCTGCGTTTTCAAAATCGTCGACTAAATTTTTGGGAATTTTTCCTCCCCACTCTCTACGAAGCGCCAAATTATTAACCACCATATCCGGGTCTTTCCATAACACCGGATTAAGCGGATACCTTAGCGGATTTTGAAAATCACCAACAACTGGCATGGTTCTAGGAGCGGATGAACTTAATGTCATCCCCTTTTCCATGGTGAATGGGTATAGCCCCGCGTTATTGGGATCAACCGAAATATGTGTACCTATATCGTTGTCCGTCTTTTTGAATTTATCAAATATTTCTTTATTGGCAGTAGCGTGGTATCCGCCAGTAACCGGTCTAATTGCGCCAGAACCAAAAGCGACCTCTCCCGCCTTCATCGGAACGCCAGCAAGTCCTACACCCATTGGAAGCTGGGCAGCCTCTACGACAGGCTCAGGATTATAAACCCCCTCCGTGCGCATCGTTTCCGATGCTTCTAACGCTTTTTGGGGTATTTCTGCTGTATGCTTCGCCGCACCAACGGCAAAATCTTTTACTTGACCCGCCGCCTTGGAGGGATCATCGTAAGCATCTTTGAACCACTTTGCGACAGTGCCGACGTCTCCAGCGATACCGCTGGTTACGTTTGTAATAGCATCAAGTACACCAAGCGGTTTTTTCCGCCGTGGCCCGTCCATTTCATTTTACTTTGCGGACGAACTTACCACGCTTTTTGTCAGCTGCGTTGAAGTCCTTGGCAACTCCGGTCGGAATACCGACCTTTTTAGCAAATGACGGGTTATGAGCCGCCGCTTGCATAGTCTTCGCCTGCTTCTTTGATTTAGATGGCATCGTACCCTCCGAGGGAAAGCCCGCCCCCGAAGGGGCGGGAGTTGGTGGCCGCTCGAAATTAAGGGTTCTTAGGCCAGTCGTTGCCGCGCTTGTCCTGATCGCTGGTTGTAACTTCCGGCGAAGCTGGAGCACGCGAGGCAGCAACTTGGGCTGGGTTCATCAGCGTCGTGATAACCGCACCCTGCTTGATGCCATTCATCAGAACGTGCGCGAGAGGATTGCGCATTTCGACGCCCCACTCGCACAGGATCATTCGGGTATCTGCGTCACCCGTCTTCGCGAGGGGGTACTGACGGAAGTTCCGATAGAACGCGGTGGCGAGGAAATCAGCGTCGAGGATAAGGCCGACGTCTGCGGGCATCCACAGCGAAGGCATCACCTTGACCCGACCGAAATCAGTAGCGATAATATCAACCGTCGCTACCACTTCGGTCTTGCCGACCATGATCTGGGTCGAATTACGACCGTCGAAAGTGCTGACAGTCCGCTTAATTCCCGGAGGAACTACCCAGTTGTCAGGGTGGGCACCGTTGGTATACGCCTTCTGCATGGCATCGCCCAGCATCTGCTCGGTAAGAGCAACCTGGGAAGCACCAGCAACTGCAGCGAATGCGTCAGTAGCCAGAACCGGTAGACCGGCGGTAACGCCGATAACCGCGCCAGCCGCCGCACCAAGGCGATCCTTCGCTCGACCGATCCAGTGGCAGATCGCTTCGGTCTTGCGAGGTGTACCCGGATCGGCACCATCGTCACGGGGTTGCCGGGACGACATGATGGATTCCATGTCCGACTTGAGGACCTTGGAGGCCATCGCCATCTGATGACCCAGTTCCGATCCCTTGCCCGCTGCATCCGCCGCTTCCTGCGAACCGGAAACGGTCGCATCGCGCTTGGAGATCTGGGCGACATTCGTCAAACGAACGGTGGGGGTGGAATTCGATCGAACGTTGTCGAAACCTTCGATCTGGGCGTTGTTCGGATCAACGTTCGGCAGGTTTTCGGTCTGCCAGTCGAAGGTCCGGTTCTTAGCATTGCGCCGCCGAGACATCGACATAATCGGTGTATCGAACGGATCGATGTTGTAGATGGAATTCGAAAGGTCCTCGCGGTTTCCTTTCGCCTGATAGGTGGTATAAGCACCTGAGATGATAGGCATGGATTATCCTCTTGCAATGAGTTGATCAAACACTACAGCCGCGTCGTCAATGCGGCCAGTGCGGTTGAGTCGTTTCATTGCCGAGCTGACATCCTTTTGGGCCGTGCGCTGCTTCGCGCTTCCCGCCCCCGGTGCGATCGGCTTGTTGACGTTCTTTACAACCGGCTTCGGCTTAGCAGCCATCATTCGGTCGTACTTTGATGCTTTCAGGAGAACCTGGAGCATCCTGCTGTCGTACACTTGCGACAACTCTTCCTCGGAGAACCCCAGAGTAAGGCCCGTCCTGCGCATTGACTGCAGGTCCTTAGCTTTCTTTTTCGGGTCCGACCATGTTTTGCGGTTCATCGCGTCGAATTTGGAACTCTCCTCCTCCGCGAATGCCGCCAGCTGAACCGAATTGGAATCAGCTACCTTCTTTTGAGCCTCTGTCATCTTTCCGCGCAGTTCTTCGCGGAATGCCTTAGTCTGCTCGTAATACTTCTGGAGGTTACGGGCAGTATTCGGGTCCTTCTTGAATTCCTCGTCCCAATCTGGCTCCTTTGGGATCATCTTGTCCATGTGCGCTTGCATTTCCTTCGCAAGGCCCATGGAGTGTTCGTAATTCTGAACAGCATCGGCAGCGGCGCGGCGAACTATCTTTTTCGCCTCGTCCAGCTGGTTCATGCGCCGATGAAAGGTCTCGGTCCTTACGTAACCCTGGAGAGCTTCTTGGAGGGATACCGTAACGGGTTCCCCGTCGACGGTGAGTTCGACCTCACGTTTGAGAAACTCAGCATCTTCTTTCGACGTTTCTTCGTCATCATCGGGAAGTCCGTCATCGGATTCGGGATCTCCCTCATCCCCGGCGTCTCCATCAGATTCGTCCCCATCTCCATCGTCGTCGGATTCTTCTCCATCGTCGTCAGCTTCTTTGTCTCGCTTGCGAGGACCCCTTGGATCGGTTTTATCTTTTTCAGTCTTATTTTCATCGACTTCATCCTCGTCGTCACCGCCGCCCCTTGCGTCGGTATCTGGGTCTAGCTCGCCAACGTTGCCGAACAGAACTTCTGGAGGACCGGAATTGTCCACACCCTTGCCGCCAGTTTTCTTAGCGACAGTGTTGGGATCACCGTTGATAACTGCCTCGAATGCAGCTGCGGCTTTGTCAATTCCTTCGGCCATTATTTAGCCCCTTTATTAAATTTATGACGCATCTTGCGATCGTCAATATACTGCTGTAGCTGGCTTTGGATTTCTCGAACAGCCTTCATAGTAGCATGGGCTGTACTGGCTGTCAAGCTCCCGACATCCGCGTTTAACAGTATTCCAGTAGCCCTGGAATATACGTCGTCGATCGCCGATATAAATACCGGATTATTTAATAGTACTTCCGCTTCCGTAGCCCGTTCGTCTGCTTCGTAGTCAGACAGGGGGCGGTTCTGTTCCGGGTGGAGCGGCACTTGCATTACCTTCCTGCAACAATTGCTGGGTTATCGGGGGAAAAGGAAGCGGCGGAGGCGGCGGATTAACCTCCGTAGCAGTATTTTCAGCCTTGAATTCTTCTTCATTGACGTCCACGGCGAATTGAGCTTCGATCTTGGCAGCGTCCAGAATACCCTTGACTATCATCTGGTCGCGCTTGAAGTCGTCTTCTACGCGGAGCTTTCGATCGTTGTAGTTGGACTTGCTGATCTCGGTTGCCATCGTGACGCGGTTCTTTTCCATCTGCGATTGTGCGAGGATGGTCGCCGCATCCGGCTCTTTCGGAGTACTCGCGATCTTTTCGACAGTAGCCTTGTCAATTTCACGATAGTACCGCCCCACATTCTTCACATTGGCGATGGCGAGAATATCCGATAGAGTGTTTCGGAACTCCTGAACGCCACACAGCGGGTTCTCTACGCCGAATTGGGTCATAACCGCCGTCTGCGTGGCCTTGACGTCCTGCAGAACCATCAACCGGGTCATGTCCGAACCCTTACCGAGGGTCGGGTTGATCGAAATGCGCATGGAGGGGTCGTAAGTAGACGGGTTGACTTCTGTCCACTTGCCACGGAGCTTAATGGTGCGCTGCTGATTGGGGTTATTAACTATTTCGCGCAGCAGCCCCTTGAAAAGCTGTTTCATCCCGGTTTCGGCCAGAATGCGAGCGCATAGTTCGATGCGCTCCTGCGCCCCCTGAATAATCGCATCAACGCCGTTGGCGTTGGTGGACTGCAGAGCCCTCGCGTCGATGCCCTTGGAAGCATCCGAAATGCCCGTGCGGGCTTGGCGGAGCCGCTCCATCACCTCGAACATGCTGAAAACAGGTTGACCAACAAAAGTGTGGGCAATCGACATTACGGCGGAATTAGGATCGCCGGTAGTTCTAATCGGAGCGCCAATCTCGTCGTTCAACACGTCGTCCGTGTTGGTGATAGTCTGGTTGAATACGGTTCGGGGCCAGATCGATTGCGCCAGCGAATCCAACGACCCTCGGAGCATATTCGTCTTGATGGTCTGGATATCCTTTACCAGATCAGCTGGAGTATCGCCCACCAGAGTATGAGGTTCAGGATCAGGGCTCCATACGGCGAAATTAGGGAATTGAGCAACCTCATCATAAAGGATGTGATGTTGGTCACCAATGGTGTGGATTTCGCGTAGCTCCGCAATGCCATCACCATCCTTATCAATCCGGATAAAATAACAGCCATAGCGAACGTCCCATGCGTCTGAGACATCACCCTCGTCTAGGCCCCGGTTCCGGAAAATACGATCCATGTTGAAGTATTCGCCGGACGCATTCATATAAGTAACTAAGTCGTCTAGTTCGTACCCCTGTTTGACTAGTTCTGATATATTTATTACTTGGTCATGCCCGATCAGCGGGGCGTTGTCCACATCCTTTGCCTTCCGGGATATCCGGAACTCGTCCAACGGCACGGACATGATCCTCTGGATGGGTTTGGACTTGACAAATTTCACTCGGAGTGAAGCCAACGTCCCCGGTTGCCCCGGCTTGGCATCCAGCACTTCCATCTGCGGGTTTTCTTGCAACAGGAACTGCATTTGTTCCTGCGTCACGTTGTGGAATTCCTGCTCCGTCACTTCCTCTTCGTTGTCCGTCCACCATCGCATTACCCCCGCCTTACAGCGTAACGCATCCTTCATGATATCATGGAGTATGAGGAAGCCCGGATTATCCTCTAGAAGTATATAATTTAAATAGTCGGTACACTGGAGGGCCATTTCTTCTTGGCCCTGATGGTTTGGTTCACAATTCGCAACGCGTTCAGAACTAGTAAAAATGCGAATTAGTGACGGGAGGACCGCCATAACGGTGTCGCGGAAATCGGTCGATACCGCCGTGGACTTACCTTCACCTTCCGGCGCGGGCGTTTCGCCGTAGAAGTACTTAAGATTCTCCTCGCGACCGGGGCCAAGTACGCTCTCCTCATAAGCCATCGCGTCGTCGATCATTGCGCGCACGGTGGACTGGTAAACAGTATCGTCGCCTTCCTCCCCGGTGTTTATGCCGGACATAGCGCCAATATCAGTATTATCGAATATGCGTTCGATATCCTGCCCGTTCGCCGTCCCCTCTGGGATCGGCATTCCGGGGGTATGGTAATTCATGACAATCTCCTAGCTGGCCCGTTGGACATGCGCTTGAGATTTCTACGCAGCGCGCCTTCGCCTATACCAATTACGTTGGTGCCGCCGATCATGCCGCGAATCATGTTCATCGCCACCGCGCCGGTCCGGAATGCGTCAGAAGCGTGCGACGCCCAGTTATGCACCGGCTTTCCCGTCGGACCCTTGTGGTAATTGCGCAAGGACATTATACCGGGCTCGCAGCGCACCTTGTCGAACCACATGGAGCGAATAAGCGCCCTCGTGGCGCTGATCCCGTCCTCCACCGAATGCACGGGGGTCACGAATATATTTGGAAGCATCCCTTGGAGCACTTCGTGCCTGCTTACGCCGGTCCCTAGTTCTCTGGCTTTGATGTCGTGGGGCAGAACATGACATCCATAAGTGTAGGGTTTAGACTTGATTTGTCCTGCGTAGTGATCAAGTCCTTTTCCTGTATTCGCGTAGTAATCGATGACGTGGAGTTCTCTTCCGCATTGCTGGAGGAACCACACGACCATTTCGTCATCGATTCCGAGGTCCCACCATGTGAAAACCAGCGCGTTGGGGTCGTATGGGACTCCAGTAATTTGTCCATCCAGCATAATTTGATTAAGGACCTCGCCATAATAACTACCCTCGATAGGTGCATCGAAACTGCACATCATCTCACGGGCGAATTCGTCGCTCGTCATATCCTTCCGCATCTCCCGGACTTCTTCTTCCGGGAGCGCGTCAGTTTCTGTGATGGGTATGTTAAATAGGTCCCACTGTTCCGTTTCTTTCTCCGCCCTCTTCTTTAAGTCGTGGAAGTGGTCATCGCCGGCGGAAGTACCCGAGATGACGCCCCAACCGCCGTAATCAGCCAAACAAGGGCGGATAACACTACCAAGCATGCTAGGATTAAGAAGAGGATATTCGTCCGCGACCACACCATCGAAATACAGCCCTCTCATTCGTTCGTAAGCTGCAGCGCCCCCGTATAAGTTGATCATAGCCCCGTTGGGGAGTACTATCTGTAAGTCCCCTTCCACCACCTTCACTTGCGGCAGCACCCCGGTATAATATTTATAATATCCCCACACTAGGTCTTTCGCCTGTGCAAACGATGGCCCGATATATGCGTAACGGGGTGGTGGGAATTTCCGAGTATTTTCGAGGGCAGCCCGAATAACTTGGTTACACAGCGCGACAGTCTTTCCGGCGCGTCGATGCGCTACGACGAATTTCCAGCGCTTTTTGGAGGCATGGAGAGGCCGAAAGTGCTCCCTAGGCACATAAGGTATAGTTACTACGCCTTTATCCGACGTCTCGGCTAGACTCAATTACTTCCCCTTCGATTTCTTTCGTGTCGTCTTGTCCAATGGCGGTTCCGTCGGCCCACTGGACGACGATAGTTCCTCCGTTGTTTTTAATGTTGAGTCCTCCACCGGTTCCGGTGCCCCACCCGCGCGCTTTGCCAATATTAGTAAGCACGAATCTAGACATCGTGTCGCGCCGAGAAGGATCCTCCGAATCCGTAAGAGCATCCAGAACATTACTTTCTGCAATGTCCACCATCCTGTCGGCTGCTTCCGCCATTTCCGCGGTAAGGTAAGGCGACTTCTTTACAAAGTTGCGTAGCCGAATAGAAGTAATCTTAAGTAACTTCGCCGCCTCCGTGACATTTCCTTGCACCATCCATAGCGCGGTGCGTGTCTCTTCGACGTCCAGAGGCAGTTCTAACGGGCGCTCGTTATATGGCGCAGTCGGTAGCGGAACTAAGTCGTCCGGTACCTGGGTTTGTAATACTTCTCCCAGTGCGCCTTCTTGCTTGCCCATACGTCTTTCCGTGCTTGTACAGATTCCGGGGATTCTTCCTTCGGGAACCGAAAATCATGCCGGGGGAGCATGTGATCGTCTATATCTGCTCCGCTTGGCGTCGCTAGCATCGGAATGCCAGCGGGTTGCGGCGCGAACGTGGCGAATACCGGGGCTGCCCATCCATCCGTAGGTGGTTCTAGGGTAGCGGGGCCAATCGGTTTCCCGGTGTCGCTGAGCGGCAACCATCCTTCTGCGCCCGGCCACAATTCGCCTATAAATTCGTCGTACTTCCCACCAGTGCGAAGTTCTGCCATATGTATCTCCCATTATACCACGCGCGGGGGCGTGCGTCAAGTACGGCGAATATATAGTCCCCCGACGCAGGGCGTTTGACAATCCTGCGCCGGGAGGTAGAACCGGTGTCGAGCGAGGGGCTGCTATACCGGTCTACTTGTTTAGTCCGAAATGCTTTGCCATCCGTTCGTGTTGCTGTTCCTTCATCTCCTTATCCGGGTTGCGATCCTCCTCCGGGACAGGGTTCCGCGCGATCATTCCGTCGTCCCACAAGGCTGGTTCCGGATTCATATGTTTGGTGAGCGGGGCTCCGGACGGGGTGACCACCTCGTCGTACGAATGGAGTACGCCCGCAACGCGTGCGACCGTCTCGCCGCGCTCCGGGATTTCTCGGCTGACTTGCCCGGTTGGCTTACCTTCCTCATCCAGTTTCACCCAACCGAATTCGCCCGGTAGGAGATCGCCCCGCATATTATGAAGTTCGTCCGCCGAAAATATACTTATATCCTGCTCACCAGCGGAACCGTCCGACATGGTGGGATACCGCACAGGCGAATTCCTAACAGGAGAACCGGGGGGAGTGGGGCTCTCTACCGGGGTATTCACTACACCGGGCTGATTGCCACCTGTGGGACGGGTCTGATTTCCGGGATTAGGATTAGCGCCGGATTTCTTCCGATCCTCTTCATTTTTCTGTTGCTCTTCGCGCTCCTTTTGTTCTTTCTGTTGGCGCTGCTTCTCTTCCTGCTCTTTCTTGCGCTTGTCTTCTTCTGCTGTGGCCATCGAAATATACTCCATATGGGTGGTAGTAACGAGCTTAGCACGGGGCGCTAGGTGCGTCAAGTTATGAGTACTAGGCCCGCATACGTGGGAATATGCACGTTGCACGTCGAAACGGGTCCCGCCCTTTACAACCGAAGGTTGTAAAGGGTTGGGGGGATCTCGCAACTTTCGGTTGTAGGAACGCGGTCCTATCGAAGGGGTGCGACACTGTGCCACATTGTAGGACTGTGGTCCTATTGGTAGGACTGGGTGCGCCATGCGCGGCGCGCAATGCGGCCATGCGCAGAGCGCGCTTGCCAGCGCCCTCGCGCCGTGGTACGATGCGGGCGTGGGAGAGAGGCGGGCCGCCCCGGCCAGCCAGCCCACCCAGAACGGAGCACCACAATGTCGGACACCACCACAGCAGAACTCGCTACCATCGACGCCGAAGTCGCAGCAGACATCGCCAAGGCGCGGTCTGTGGTAGCCACGCACTACAAGGCCCGGTACGCAGAGCGGGCCGTGGCAGCAGGCACCAAGCGCAAGGCAGCCCAGCGCTCGGCTTGGGACTGGCTCGCACAGACGATCGCGGGCGAGTGCCTCGGCGAGAAGGACCGCATCGACATCGCGCGCTTCCTCGCTCTCCTCGACGCCAACGGCGTCGACCACAGCCGCTGGCAGAACAGGAGCAAGGGCTGGGAAGGACGGCTTCGGATGACCGGACGCCTCGCCCTCCAGCGAGTGGTAGCGGAGAACGGCGTCCTCGCCACGGCAGACGGCGAGGAACTCGAAGCCCCCGCCGAGTGGGTAGCCAAGTACTCGAACTAGCAGAACCGGGGAGGGCACACCGCCCTCCCCACCACCCCAACAGGAGAAACGAAAATGTTCGTCGCATACGCAGTACCGAAAGAAGACCACCACCTTGTGGTGGAAGATGGACTTGGACTTATCGAAGTAGGCGCAACGCGCGAGGAGGCAGAAGCCAAGGTCCGCGTCGCATTCGAGAAAGAACAAGACGAGATGTTCGAGAACGCGAAGAAGTACGGCTACACAGAAGATAGCGATCGACTCCAGTTCGAAGATTGCTACGTTCTGCACTGCAACGAAGTCTAGGCGAAGGGGGCGCAAGCCCCCAAGCCACCCAAGACGAAGCTCTTCGACAAGCCGCGCACGAAGAGCCCTTGACAGACCCCGCGCGGCGTGGTACAATACAAACATCGACAACCAGGAGCACGAAAATGACAGTCCGAGTTCTACAGCTGAATAGCGAAGGCGACCCAAACGAAACCGAGCCGATGGACTTCCCCACGGTGGAACAAGCACAGAAGTGGTGCGAAGCAGACCGGGGCGAGAAGCTCGAATGGGGCGAAGAAGGGCGGTTCTTCTCACTGGAGGGAATGACGAAGGAGGAAATGGAAGCGCTGGGCGAGGAAGGCGAATACCCGCCAAATCGTTACTGGATCCACGGAATCGACGAAAACCTCGAACCACGCGAACTCGAAGACGAAGACTTCGAGAACGCGGACGACGTGAAACTGGAAAGGAACTGAAAAACGGGGCGTAAGCCCCACCCAAGGCGAAGCTCTTCGCAAGGCGTGTAGCGAATAGTGGGACCGTGCCCAACGGCGAATGGGGCACGTGCCCACCCTTGTGACACGCGTCGTGCGAGGCGCTTCGCGAGTAGGGCGACGTACCCCGCTACCCACCCATGCCCCTATTCCGTAGCTTTTCCTGAGCGCCAGGCGGCGCGGCCTATGTGTGCTACCGGCGAAAATACGGTGCACCATTGCTTCCTGTAGCACCACCCCCTACGCGTAGCGGCGGCGAGAGAAAAGCTAGGAAACAGACGTAGGGAAAGTACGCGGGTACTAGAAAAATACCTTGACAAGGCGCTCCCGGTGTGCTACAATTCGGTACAGGAGCGAACATATGAGTAAGTATCTTCACAGGAAGAACAACGCCAACTTAGAAGACAAGTGGAAAAATGGGCAGTATAAGATGACACCACGAAGAAAATCGGAACTGGACCCGAAGGACGTAAAAATAGTTTCGCTACAGGAATTGGCTCACATCGTCGTTCTTCCTATGTGGATGATTGTGGAAAATATTAAAGAACGTGGTTATCACACCAGCGAACTACACGACACCACGCTTATAGAGTAGGAGGCGGGGCCTTTCAACCCCGCCATACCACTTACGCCTTGGTCTTGTACTTTTCCACGAATTCGTCGGGTGCCGCCACGTCTTCGCCGTCCGGTAAGTGCAGGTGGCCCATATTCGCCACTACTTTCTGCAGCACCACCCTTCCCGTCATGCGGAACCGACCTTCCCAGCCTTGATTTCGGTTGGTCCATTTCGAGTGATCGACCCCGTTTACATCGAGCAGCTCGGTGAACCGCTCAATGCTTATCTTATGCTTTTCGTCGAGGCAGTACGAAGCAATCTGCTGGCTAAGCCAGTCCCAATTCGATCGCTTAGCAGCCTTACCACTTACGCCAGCTGCTATCGCATTCGCTGTGTACTTCTGCTTGTACTTCTCGTGGACCACCGTGTTTACAACTCGTTCGGCTTCATCTTCTCCAGCGTCTTCCACAGCCGGTGTGTCCATTTCAGCACCTTCATCACTGTTTTCGCGTGCTTCTTCACTGTCTTGGCCTTCGACATTTGCTTGCTCCGTTTCGATGATTGTTTCGATCAGTTCGCGTGCTTCGTCCACTTCGTGAGCTGCCAACCGGGCAGTTTCGATTACTTCCATTTCCTCAGCCGTGAATTCCGCCTTACGTTTACGCTTAGCCATTTCGCTCTCCATCTGTGCGGCCTTGATCGACCGTGCTGTTAGTGTAGCACGCCGCGATCGGGCTGTCAACCCCGTTTACACATTCGGCGCTGGAAGACGGAAGCCCCACTTGACAGCGAGCCCGCCGCGTGTTACAATGCGAGATCAACAACGGAGGCTAGAATGCAAAAGAATCGACTGAGCATTTCGAGGGAGCAGCGCCTGTTCTTGCTGCGCGAGCTGGTTTCGATCCGCAAGTCGCTTGAGAAGACACTGAAAATGGAAGGCATCAGCCTAGAAGCTACCATTTCAGTGGCGGACGAACTCGCCATGGTAAGCGACTTGGTGCGGAAGCTGGAGCGGACGCACGAATTCGTTGAGGGCGTGAACTACTGAAAGCCACTTGACAACGGCGCGTGGGCGTGCTACAATGCCCACGCGATCAACCAACGGAGCATAACATGATTCACTATCACGATGGCGTTCACGATTTCCCGCACGGGGCTGGTCCGTCCGAGAAGGGTTATTACTACTACCCGCACGGCGATTTGTCCGCTGAGCCCCTTGGGCCTTACGTCACGGAGGCGGAGGCATGGCTTTCGGGCCACGCATGGGAGTGGAATCAATGAGCCACTACGAAATCAAGATAAAGCTGATAGTAAGTTCGGACTGTGACAACACAGCCACGGTGCAACGCGCACTGGTCGATTATCTGAATTACATGCAGCGCCACAAGGCGCTGCTCACCACCACCGAAGACGACGATGCCGTCGCCTTCCATAGTTGGGATCCCATTCGGGACTGAATGTGTAAGCATACCTTGACAGCCGCGCTCCCGCGTGGTACACTACCCAATCAAACGGAGCACACGAAATGGCATTCTCAAAATCCCGGCACTTACTCACCACTCTTCGCCAGACGTCCGCAGCCCTAGAGAAGGAATGGGGCGTTCTGCCCCTTATCGTGCTGTCCTGCATGGGCGGGGAAGACGAGCACTGGCAGTTCTTCGATCCACGGGACGTCGAACTGGATGCGGAACCCATGCCCTACTGCATCGTGACGAAGGACGGCACACGGGAGTTCCACCCATGAAGGAACTCACCCTAATTCGCACCAACGACGACGGTACCATGAAGTACAGGGACGCACGTGGTTACGTGTGTTACCTCAACGAATGGGGGCAGCCCATTTCGATGGCGAAGTACTACTTACGCCCACTATTCAATATAGCTGTATTCGCTGCTGTCTACTTAGCCATCGGTGCACCAATCATGTACGCATTCGCATGGGTGGTGCAACATGCACGCTGAACCCAGATTCGATGTGTACGCCACCTTCCCTTATGAGGATGATTTCGGCATCACGCGCATCGCTTATAACGTGCCGGTCATCGTGGCCGAATCCCTAGCGGGTTGCGACAGCGATGACTTCCGCGCCTCGATCTTGTACAGCGGCTGGTGTGGAACCATACCAAACTGGACCAATAGTTATCCTGTTGTGGTGATTCCACATCAGGACAAGTTACGAGTGGAGCAACTCGAATTTATAGCGGAACAAGTTTAGGGGTGGGTTCGTGCTCCGTTCACGCCCCTAGAAACCCCGGCGGTCCTTGTGTCATGCAAGGGTCGTCGGGGACCCACGTGGAAAGAGCAAACAGGAGTGAACTTACATGAAGAGTATGTTACTGGCAGCCACCGCACTAATGACGGTGCTTGCTACACCTTCCAAAGCTGCAATCCTTGGCAACGATCCACTCGACTGGAATCTTGCTGGGGCAACTACACTTTCGCTAACGCCAACCGCACCGGGGCAGCAAGTCACTAACTTGCCATGCCTTATTTGCGGCGCTAACCAACCGCAGCAGCCTACCGGCTTCGGTTACAACGACTTCAAAAACACTGGTTATGAAACGACTGTCAGTTATTTTTCTACTGCACAAGTAGGTGGTTCGCTTGCAATCGACGAACTAGGCACTGGTTATTCAATCTTGCCGGGTTCGCCACTTCGTACAGCGCTTGGTTCTAATCTGACATTTTCAGTCGGATTCGATGTTAATGACACCGGAACTCCTCAGACTTTGGAGAGTTTTTGGTTTCTTAACCTCACAACCCACCAAGTGCTGGGTGTATTTTCGCCGGAACCGGGCGGCGTTCTCGTGCCGTCACTTTCTAATGGAACGGGTTTTCCTGATTACACCATCAGCGGGTTGTCGCTGGCAGGTGTAAGCCCAGGGGACCAGATTATTTTTTTCGCCCGCATCACGGGTGCGAACGATGGTCCGGATTCGTTCTTCCTAATCCCCGGTCAGCAAGGTCCGGGTGACGTACCGCTTCCGCCAGCCGTCGCGCTGATGGGTTCGGTACTTGCTGGTGGCATTGGAATCAGTGCCATTCGGAATCGTCGTAGAGCTGTAAGGCGGTCTGTTTCTTAGCCCAGACTGTCCTTACGTGGGGGAGGCAGGTAGCCGCAAACTCCCCAAGTCTCCCCCACACCCTTACAAATGGAGCAAACATGAACGAAGAATTACTAGAACAACTAGCCGAAGACATCAAGAGCGCAATTCCAGATAAGCAATCTGGTACATCGGTTGCTGTTGCGGATCAAATGGTGCACCGTGCCTCTGCCGCCTTGGCAGATGTTCACGCCCACGCTATGTCGCGTGTGGATTCGATGCGCGAGCAACTAAACATCCTTGAGTCAGTTATCGCTGACGCGAGATCGAAAGCGGAAGAGAACACAAAGCGTTTTATGCAACTAGTCACGGATGGGGAAGAGTCCATTCGATCAATGGAGAAGGCAATTTCTCGCATCGGTGACCACCTAATAAAGTGAGGGGCTAATGGTAAGAGACAGAGTACGACTAAACGACGTATTTGATAACTTAGCGCCGGAACACCAAAACACCATCGACGAAATGGTGAGTCAAAAAGGAGAGGATCGCCAGCGAATAACAGTAGGCGAAACCCTCAAGTTAGTCCCAGTCCCCGATATGGAAAGCAATCAGAAACTGGCAGTTCTCGCTCTAATGGGCGTGAATAATGGCAAATATGTGCCGAAGCTAGACCACGAAAAGCGTTGTCAAGTGTTGGCGCTGTATCGAACGGGGATCACACGCGAGGCGTTGGCTGACATGTTCAACATCAACACACGAACAGTTGGTCACATCTATAGTTCTGACTCGCCTCATTACCGCAACGTTAAAGAAGAGGAGAAACTACTAGGCAGAGAACGGTTCATCGAGAAATACATGACCGACGAACTTTTGGCCAGAGCCATGTCTTATCGCCAAAAGATGGAACTACAGACAGAGAAGAATAACCGCTACGCGATGGGTAAGGCAGGTGTTCACGTGGTGCGGCCAGCACAATGCACCAATGAGCACCGGATTATCATTTCGTGGCGTGATGACTTGGACCCACCCGGCTGGTATTATCAAGACCGGGACGGTGGAATACCCGACGCGTGGTTACAGTCCGGACCAGAATCAATGAAAACCAGCCGGGATTGTTTCCTAGCCATGATTCGGGATTTGACTGACTGAAAAAATACTTGACAACAGCAGTCGTGCGTGCTACAATAGGAGACCAACTAATCGAGGAGTAGGAGATAGCTAATGCACATCCACCACAGCAAGATCAGACAAGCAACCGAAATGGGTTGCCACTTGAGCATAGCGAAAGGACAGTTCCGTATCTTCTGGCCCAAGTACTCACTTGAGCTACTCGCGCACACCGCAGATGAAGCAATAAGAAAAATGCGCGACACTCAGGAAGGGTTGAACATGCTGGTGCCGGAACTCATGAACGATGAAACCCACATCAACGGGGTGAGTAAAGATGGGGGCATCGCGTATCGTGAAGGCGTCCCCGCCTCAGATTGCCCGTACCTGGAAGAGGACCCTGATTTCGATCGGTGGAACAACGAGTGGGACGAAGCAGCCGACGCTGCCGAAATAGAGGACAAACCACCGCAGAAAGGATCGGTGGTCACGAACAGGTACCGTGCCAACTACTCAGAAAGTGGGCACCCCACGCATTGCGGCGATGAATTGGCGATTACCCTGAATACCATATGCCTAAATAAAGCGGGCATCAACATGGAGCTATTCGAGGCGATCTGCGAGACGAACGGGGTGAACCTCACCAAATACAACCGCACCACCAAGGGTTGGCAGGGCCGACTTCGCATGACGGGGCGGAACTTGCTGGCGAGCAGGGTGCGCGAAAATGGAGGCATACTGTTCATGCCGCGCCCGATGGAGCCGGACTTTTACCAACTGAGTCAGGAATGGGTGGATCAAGCAGCAGTGAAATACAAACCAAAGGCGGTGGCGGGGTGACCTTCGGGGCCGCCCAGCCCCCGCGCGGTACCCAGTGGCCGCCGTCCGTATCCTACGGGAGCCACTGGCCGCAGGTGCCAGCTATATACATGCCGGTGCCACTAGCCTATATCGTCGTATCATACGCCCACAGGGCATTATTGGAGGACTAAACTATGAAGCCATTTGACGCAGAGCGTGAGCGAGAACTGAACGACTACGTGGATGAACTAACCAACATAAAGGCGGAGATAATAAAGAAGCGAGATGCCGCCAACGAACTCATCGTCGATTTGAACGATGATATTCAGGCGTACAACAACGTGCTCAAAAACGTTGACTCCCTCGCCACCAAGGTGACCAAGGAATTCGAGGAACATCAACAAGATCAAGAACGCAGCTGGGACGAAACGGACGAGGGCAAATCCCATACTGAAATGCAGCAAAAATGGGAATGCATCGACCTAAGCCCACTCGATCTAATCGATGATGTCGAAATAGATGACATGGGCCACGCTGATGAATTGACTAGCCTTCCTGATCCGCGGTGAAGATGTCGTTCCCATATTGACAGCATGCCCCCGGTGTGGTATACTGCGACTTTGCACGCATCCCCTAGTGCAAACTACGGCGAGGAATAAGGGTTGGCCGACCCCCTCGCCGTAGTCATTCGGGGGACAGGGGCCAAAATGTTTGAAACAATCAAAGGCGGATTCGCGTTTTCGGACGCGGATGAGAAGCTCATCAACCAACAGCGGTCAATAACCGCGCAAATTAATGAAAATTTCATTCCGGTTGGCGCAACTTTCTTACAGATGTCTGGTAAGAATCCATTTGTGTCGGATTGGTATAAGAAGAAATTTCGGGACACCAACCTACAAGAGTGGATTGACAACCCTGATATGCGGGTTCTTAATCTGGGTTTCAACCTGCAGCTCGGCTGGTTAGACGTAGACATCGACGCTGAAGACCCCCGCTACAATCAAAGTGTCATCAAAGCGTTTAAATTTCTAGGCGTTGACACTAGGTTCGCATTCGGTCGTGTCTCGCGTGGTGTTCCATCCCACCTTATGGTCCAGTTGAACAAGGTGGACCTTGAACACTACGACATAGTGAAGGTGTACGAACCCAAAGAAGTATGGCTGGGTGGCAAGAAGTTTAAGTGCGAGCTGCGCTCGATGGGGGTTATGCCACCCGATGGATCGAACGCAATCAAAGAGTCCAAGCAAACAGTTATGCCGGGTAGTATTTATTCACACAAGGTAAAGGTGAATCAATATGACATATCCGTTTGGTACACCCCTGATTCTAAGCCTGCCATTTCGGTGGGCGAAATCGCAGCTACAACGCCACACAACGCCTCCTATTCCACGCTGGTTACTGGTATCGCGTTCGGTACGTTTCTGTACCTATTACAGCCCCACTGGCAAGAAGGTTCTCGTCAAGCGCTGGCGAATAAAGTCGCTGGTTGGCTTGCCCGAATCGTCAGAGAAAGCCAAGGGATCAACGACAATGAAGGAATCTCGCAAGGAACGTACTGCCCGATTGGCACGCCTGAAATAGCTGAGTCCCTCATCGAATTCGTGTGTAAAGAACTGGGGGACGAAGAGGCGTACATGCGGAAGCGCACCTTCCGTGACGCCATCACTAAGTTGGACAACAACCCTGATGCGAAGATACCTGGCTGGCCCGCTATGGAAGGCGAGCTGGGTGCCGAAGCTATGATGGCACTTCGCACTGTGTTCATGCCGGGGGTGGACGTAACGCCCCTCACGGCCATGGCGGAGCAGTATATCTTCGACAAACGAGCCGATCGTTACATCGACCGTGAAGCATTCAACAGCATGCTGGGGTTCGTATATGACAGCACCGAATTGGAACGGTATCACCGCAACGACTTTATTGAAGTGGCCGGTAAGTCAAAACCCCTGTTTAAGATATTCGAGACGTCACCGCTGCGAAGACGAGTGCATGGCAGCGACTTATACCCCGACTTACCACCCGGCACTGTATTTCGCCTGTCCAACGAAAACGAAGTGGTACCGGACGATCAAGAGCACAAGTCTGGTACAATCACCATGTTCAACACATGGCGAGGATGGTCGATTAAGCCTGCGCCCAACCCAGACCCGGCTCTACTAGTCACCTGTAACGACATGTTGGATCGGCTGCTGGGCTACTTGACGCAGGATAATAAGGCACAAATAGCGTGGCTGAAGCAGTGGATCGCTTGGACTATCCAGTTCCCCGGTCAAAAGCAACAAATAGCGCCAGTTCTAGTAGGGGCGCAGGGTATTGGCAAGTCATTCTTCGGTAACATATTCCTCAGGGCTCTATTTCAAACCCAGTGGGGTTCGGCGTCACCCAAGGTACTTGAGGGTAATTTCGCCATCGAGCCGTTCATCAATAAGATGATAGTGTTCATCGACGAGGCTAAGTTCTACAACGAAGCCAGCACCGACGAAATCAAAAAGCTAATTCGCAGCGTCGATATGGGCGGGGCCGAGAAATTCCAATCTGCGCGCACCTATTCTATTTTTGCTCGAATTGTATTTGCTAGCAACCGGTTTGACATGAACATAGGTCAAGCTAACATGCAAGACCGCGCGCTTTATTATATCAAGACATATGACAAGGAATTTCTAGGTAAGACGGACAACGCGTTCAAGACGTGGGCAGTCACGTTAAAACCGTTCTTCGCAGATTTCAACACATTCCTGAAGCGACTGGACGTGAAGCAGCACTTTATGCATATCTTCAGCACACTGCCCGTCGATATACAGGAAATAGAGGATACCGAAACTTCCAGCGCGAACGATAAGCACATCATCGAATCTAATATGTCCTACCCCCGCCGCGTAGCCAAGGCGATAATAGAGGAAGGACGCATCTGGGAGGACCTCGACATCTCCGCTCCATTCCCCATGGGCGAATTCAACAAGCGGGTGGCTGACATTTGTGATGCGGCTGGAATTCGCTTCGTACAGCCACGTTACGTAATGGAAGAATTCAACAGCGCAGGACTTCTAACCCCAGTGGTAGTGAATAATAGCAAGATGTTTAGGTTCCGCTACAAGATTGGCACCCTAACCAAAGAATTCGGAGTAGCGATCAATGTCGAACTGGAACCCCGATTTGTTTTTGAGGATTCTGACTTCGGACCGAACGAAACCGACTTACTCGGTGCCCAACCCTGGAAGGGAACCAACTCTCGCTTCCGGAATGGTATATGATCCTAAGGGGGACTTGACAGCAAGTCCAGGGTGTGCTAGGATGCATACATCGGGGCAGACCCCCATGATTAAACAGGAGAGTAACATGAGTGATGAAGTCCAAGGTCAGACGGAAGAGAAGTTGAAGAAGTCAATCGTACCGGCTAAGTACGCTGGTCGATACAAGAACGGTGGCGAAGACGCACTCGCCCAGTTCATCAAGCAACAGTGCGTTAGTGATGGCACGTTCAGCTTCGAGCACTTCTTCGAATTGATGGAGAAGAACGGAATCGCCAAGGAGAAGGTCGAACACTACCGCGATCAAGTCTCCGAAAAGCGCCATGGCGCAGAAGGTCGTGCTCGCATGACCCTCCGCAATATGCTCGCTACCATTGTTCGCAAGAACGGTAAGGCGATCGGCCTAAACGACGACGAAGTTGCCATCAATCTTCCCAAGCCCGCTCTCACTGGCGCGGCTAAGGCAGCATCCGAGAAATCGGGACAGGTTGCCGCAGAGTAGTAACCTACCCTAACTGGAGACGGTATTAGGGAATTCCCCTGGGTTACACTGTAGAACGGCCCCGCGTAGAGACGGGGCCGTTCCTGTATTTGAAAGTATCTTGACAGCTGCTGCGGGGTGTGGTATACTATCAATACGGTCGATATCGACCGGTACAACGTAGCGAGGGAAAAATGGACTTAGATACATTGCTCAGATTGTCTAATCTCTGTCTCGATCTATCAAAGATCGCCACCGAAATTAG